CCAAAACCCGCGCATTAGGGGTTGGGGTGGCGTACAAGTATTTGGGGGTTTGGGTTTCGTGTGTATTACGATTTGTTGGTTGTTGTATTTTGCTTGGTTGGAAGAGGAGGTTGAGGTGGGTGGTTCCTAAGAGTTTTCATGTGTATGCGTGTGTTGAGGTTCGGAGGGTTGTTGAGGCTTTGATGATTGAGGAACACTGGGTAGAGAGACTTAACGGTCTTCGCTGGGCTACTGGAGAGATTGAGAAGAGTGGTTAGGATAGTGTGTTTCCAAAACGGTTTGGATTTTTGAGGTTGCTTTGGGTTGGGTTACAAAGCGCGGATGATGGTTGGCGAGAGCAGCGGCGAACGCCGGTTGCTTGTGAGGCTTCAGAGTGAGGGGTTGATGGGTGGGTGCTTCTTCCAGCGAATGGTGATTTTGAAGGTTACGACTCCAGACTTCCTATGGGAAAAGCAGAAACTCGCCGTCTACCTTGATGGCCCACCGCATTTGAAGAGTCATGTGATGGAACGCGATGAGGAGTTGAGGGAGTTGTTAAGGCAGAGAGGGTGGCGGGTGCTGGAGTTTCCTTATTCGCCGCCGTTGAGTGAGAGTCGATTGAGGGAGATTGTTGAGGGGATTCGGGAAGCGTTGCCGCATTGAAGGTGCCGGAAACTTTTGGCGGCGGCATTTAGGAACCCGCTTTCTGGGGGCAAAAATTTTTTGGGAAAGGGGCAATAGGGCAGATTCACAGTTAGGAGAAAAACAGAAATGAATGAAACACCAGAAGTGAAAACAGACACAGCAGTTCAACCTGAAGGCGTGAAAGCGGATATTTGGGAAGTACGGTTGATGATGGTGAAATTGTGGGCAGAAGGCTTCGGCTTCACAGAGTTCGCATCCAAGGTCCGCGAAGCATTCCACATTGAAAGAAGAGATCTTGCCAAAGATTGGAAGTCGCGGAAACGCTGGTTTCCTGTGCTTACACGGTTGAAAGACACAGACTTCATTGTCTCCGAACTCAGTTTGCGGATGCAACGACTAATGGAAGCTGGATGGGACACTTACCGATTGGCAAAAGAGTGCAACAACCATAATGCCATGGTAGGTGCTGTAGCGCAGTTATCCAACATCATCAAACAGGAAATCGAGTTGGAACAGAGTTTGGGCATTCTGCCAAAAGTAGCAGACAAACTTGAAGTGAAAGAGGAAAACGTGAACCTACCCAATGTCTCAAACACAGACATGCAAGTCCTTAACGAGGCAGCAGCTATCCTTAATAAGAAACATCCCTCTTCGTCAAGATCTGGCCAAATTCACTGAACACTTGGGCTACAAGAACGCGCCATTCCATGAAGAATGGTACAGATACCTCCAAAACCAGTTCAGCCCATTGAAAACCCATCCTGACCTTGACAAGAAGTTTCTGCTATTGTGGCCAAGAGGCTGCGCGAAAAGCGAGTCAACAAGCATTAACTACGTCAGTTGGCTCATCGGCAACAACCCAGACATCCACGTGGACATAGTAACAAAAACAGCCACTCTTGCAGAAGACATCTTGACCGCGTTGATGACAAGATTCGAAACTGACGACGCCTACATAGGAATATTCGGCGAACTGAAGCCAAAGCCTGCTCGAAAGTGGACGTCAAGCGAAATCATAGTTAAACGATCTGAAATCAGCAAAAACCCAACGTTGAAAGCCACAGGATTGATGGGCGCCATCACCGGAGGCAGAAGCGACCTCATCATCTGCGACGACCTCATAGATGAAGAAAACGTGCGGACAACAGGGCAAATTGACAAAACATTAACGTGGTTCCAGAAAGTCCTCTACCCAACATTGTATCCATGGGGCGGCGTAATCGTAATCGGCACCCGCTGGCACTACGCTGACCTCTACAGTTACCTTCTTCCCATGTGGAAACACGATGTGAAATCAGCCATAATCAAGGAAGAAGGCAAACCAGACCAGGCATTATGGCCTGAATACTGGTCTTTAGATAAACTTAAAGAACGGCAAGAAGCCATCGGATCAATCTACTTCAACTGCCAATACATGAACGACCCAACGGGCATGGAAGGAGACCTTCTCCGATCCGAATGGCTACATTCATACGACAACCTACCCTCAAACCTCACATGGTTCGCCGGAGTAGACCCAGCTCTTGGAGAAGGCGACAAAGCAAGCATCGCAGTCTTCGGCTACGACAAAACGCTGAAGCAAGGCTACCTCACAGACGTTTGGGCAAAACGCGAGTCCTTCCCCGAGTTCATCCAGCAACTTGAACGCATGCACATGGTTCACAGATTCAGCAAAATCTACCTTGAGTCAAACGCCTTCCAGAAAGTCCTCGGATTCGTGCCCGAGTTGAGAAGAATGCCAACAGTTCCCTCAAGAACGTTCCACGACAAAGCCTCGCGGTTCATCGCTATGAGCAGCCACTTCGAAGCCAAGCGCATCTTGGTTAACCCGCAGCTAAATCAGCCTGACAGCGAATTCTGGACTGAGTGGGTTCAGTTTCCCCGCGGTCAGTGCGATGATGCCTTAGACGGCGTTGAAATCGTTGTTCGAGAAGTTCTTGAAACCGGTTCATGGAGTCCGGGAATAGCATATCTCGAATGGTGATGGAAAAATGTGTCTGAAAACAATTTGGAAAGCAATCAAAGCGTATTTTGGTCGTCCAGGTCCTCCGCCGCCTGAACCAATAGAGACACCGCCATTTCCAAAATTTGAAGCAAGAAAGGGAATTGTTCGCGCCGCTGATGTGCAAACTGTAAGGAATTGGTTGGATACTCAACCCAGAGAATCTGTGGGAAAAGCCATCCGAGACAACCAAGCCAGAAAGAACAACATGGCTCACAGAACCAAGTTTTCTAACGCCGAACACTTCAAACAAAGGCAACCCACAACTGCTCGAAAGCTCTGGAAACCAGACGCCAAACTTGAAGAGGATTAGGAAAATGGTTGAAATACACAACAGATACTTGAACAGGGCAGCCAAAGCACTCGGCTTCTACCCGAAAAACGACGTTATCAAAGCAGTTAAGGACCTTGTGGAAGCGGAGAGACAGCGCAGAGCAAACGTGAACCCAGACACCGTATCCAGCATGCACCGCATCATCCAGGTGCCTTACACCTACGAGATTCTGGTAAGCCTATCGCAGAACAATGAAGTCTTGCGCATGGTCCACGATGCAATCATACGTGAAGTCGTCAAGAACGGACCGCTCATAGTTAAACCCAAATTCCTCAAGAAATGCCCCAAATGCGGCTTACAATTCCAAACAGCCAAAGAACAATGTCCCGAATGCAACTCCGCCACCGACGACCCAGATCCATCCCAAAAAAAGATTCTTCAAGCCTTCCTTGACTCTCCCAACCGAGACGACTTAATGCTCACAATCATTCAAAGCCTTCTGCGTTTTGCGTTAAGCGTTGACGACATGTACATCAGCATCGTCTACGCCAACTACGCCGAACTGCAACCCCTCGCCATGTACGTTGAAGACAGCCTTTCAATGCGGGTTGTAGCCAACGAGAAAGGTGTGCTTGGAAACGACGAATACTTCTGCCCGAAATGCACAGTCAACAGTCCAGAGGCAACTCTTGCCAAAGGGCAACGCTGCCCACAGCATCCAGACATTGAACCGAAGCAAACAGCATACGTACACGCAGAAGGAGACACAATTAAAGCCCGGTACTCTCGAGACGAAATCATCCACATGAGAGTTGACCCGTGGCTTCCAGGACACTATGGAAACAGCAAAGTCATCAGTTGCCTCCGCCTATTGCTCGCCGTTGTCGCCATGGACAAATGGAACCTCGACATTTACACAACGGGTAAAATAGCCCAGATCATCGGACTGCCCTTGACACAGGAACAGGTCAACGGTTTGGTGGCTGAAGCTAAGAAGCAAAGAGACAAAATGGAGGAAGACCCGAACACTGAACTCATCACAAACAAGCTGCGAACCCTGTTCATCGGCTACGGCAAAGAAGGAGCTGGAGGAATGCAGAAAATCGACAGCATGCCTCCAGCTGAGAAAATGCAGAGCCTTGACTGGTGGAAACTGTGGCGTGAAGTCATATCAAGCGTGTACGGCGTAACCCCAATCTTTGTGGGCGTGGTTGAAAGCGGCAAAACCGGAAACAACCCAAGAATGGAAGTTGACGTTCAAAACGACACCACAGAAATGTACCAGCAAATCATTGAAGTTCCATTCAACACGTTCATCGTGCCGAAACTCGGTGTTTCCGACTGGATCGGTGTGTTTCCAGAGTTGGAAGGCAAAGATGAAATGCAGGCTATAACGGTGCTGCAAGCCAAAGTCAGAACAGTCATAGAAGCATCAAACGCCGGTTTGAAAGCTGAAATCACAGACGACGGCGAAGTCAGAATCAGCGGAGCGCCAACGCCGCCTGAAGAACAGTCTGCTGAGCGCGCCCTCGCTCGACCTGCGGCTCCGCCTTCTGGTGGCAAGCATCCATTCAAGGTTCAGGAAGTTTTCAGTCCGGAAACCAAAGGTGAAAATGAAAAATGACGTATCCGCGTTATTATCCAAGCGAAACAACCATACTCGATGCCAATGACTACAACGCCATCGCAATGTACGTGAGGCTCAACGAAGCACCGTTTACTTATGTTGTCTACCTAAAAGGTTCAGATTACTATGCAGTAGACGCGAATGGCAATTTGGATTTTGGCGGACCAGATGATGTAGGTGGGGCTGATGGTGGCGATGCTTCAGATGTGATTCAACATTTAATCAATGCGTGTGGAAATCATGGCACAATCTTTCTGAAACCCAGCACTTCCTACAATTTGTCTGTAGCCCTAACGATTACTGGGCCTGGAACTGACGGTGGCTACCCAGTGGGCAACCAACTTACTATAATCGGCGGCGGATTCAGTACA